TTCACCAGCATCAATTAATTGGTTCTCGATCCTGCCGAGAACTGGCTTGGCATCAGGAGTAAATATCTCTCCGCTGGATACTTTGTAAATCATTCTACCGCTTGACATTATTCACTCCTGTATTGATCTTTTACTAGCCCAATAAACTTTTCAGTCGTTAGCTTGATAGGACACAACTCACTCTTAAAACTTTGCCAAGCTAATATTTTGTCTTCTCCACTTAAGTTAACATAGACTTCTTTTACGTCGCTTCCCTCTAACTCACACAAGAAGCATAAATCACCGGTATGCAGTATTAAACCACACCCTTTACACGTTCTCATTCTAATTATTTGTCTTGACGAATAACTGGTAAACAGCAGTTCCAAGACCACCTACACCAACAATAAATACTCCCCAAAGCCTTATAACTAAACCGTCGTAAAACTTACATGGCGGCAGCTGGTGTCTACTTTTGTCATTAATATGAGCAGAAAATGAAGCCTCCATGCCTTTTACTGATCCATGTATATCCATTATTACTTCATCCATATTTTTCATTGAATCCCCCTAGCGTAATCTTCCGAGCTGTCTGGAAGTTATTGAAATATTCTCGAACGACCATGCGTCGGTAGAGTTCAGCCATATTACGCACCAAGCCCCACGGCTTCTAGTTCTAACTACTTTATTTCTTCCGCTTGCCCACACTCCGTAATCAGACACCCCTGATATTGGACTGCCAGCGATATAATCATCAATACATTTTACCGCCCTGTCCGTGGCATCCTCTGCACTAGATCCGAGTATCACCGACCAGTTTACCTTACTGGCATTAGGCATGGTTGCCATTATCCCATGGATCTCAGCCAGCATAGCGTCATGCATGTCATCCCCTGCTATCCTGAAAGGGCCGACAAGGACATGGCTGGTTAAATCCACTCCGTCGTCGTCAGTGTTGTCATTATCGAAAACTCTTAAATATCCGTCCCTACACCCAATGACCACCTTAGATAGATCTGTCCCATCATCTACCCTTGACAATGCTGTAGGTTGATGGTCGGCATAGAGAAGCACAGGCCAGATCGCCTTATTTTCCAAATCTATCCAATAGTGTGACCCTGTTCCGGTGTCTGGAGTTATAAAGAGATGTATCCCTTTGCCTACGGGATCGTATTCCATGTTTATTTTATTGGCAGACTCGTCTACATTCTTTAGCTCTTCCGGGATTCTCTCATCGCTAAACCTAACGGGCTCCGAGCTACTTCCAATCTTCCAGACGTAAATCCCATCATTGCTAAGAAATAGCATGGTGTCATCAGGAGTTTTCGCCCAAGCGTTAGGAGATATAACTCCAACGTTAGGCGTAACTTGCTGTAGTCTACCTGTAGCGGGGTCCCCGTGGAGTACCCAGATACTATTTTTGCATGTGAACACCATAAAGCGATTATCTACTGGGATAAGCGCTGTAGGCGTCTCCCCATGCATCCCAGCAATGCTTAATTGTCCAGCCACCGGTCGCCCCACATCGCCCATGTCAGCGCCAAACGCCCAATCAGTAATGTCGGTTTGTCTGGAGCAATACCACCTATGGTCAACGCCAGACACAAATACCCTATCATTATAAACAGCGACTAGCGGTTGCAAAGTAGGAATAGTGCCGGCAGTAGCAATGACGTCCTCAAGGATTCCAGACACAGGATTATATTCTTTCAGCACACTATCAGCCAGGAGTAAGTTACCGTTCCTCACTGCAGCGCTATAGGCACCAGTAGCACCCACCGGTGAGGTAGAGGCAACTGTGCTATCAAAGATAATTATGTCCCCGTCTTCTGTAGTTATCTGGACATCACCGCTTGTAGTTATTTCAGACGTTTCGGTACTTGCTACCCCCCCCTGGATCTGGTAAAAACTGCCATTAGAAATGGCGACCAAGTTATAAACCTGGTCGCCATCTGTGTCTATACTCATAACAGAATACAATGCTAAGATTGCTCCACCCAAATCAGTAGCCGATACCTTACTAAGCCCTGGCCTGCTCCCGCCTCGATGCCTAGATTCAAGCGCACCGTCCCCCCTTACATTATATGCATGAGGCGAAGAGTACGGACGGACCTGCTTGCGATAAGCGTCACGCCTTGATACTCCTGCAGACGGGAACGTGAGAGACTTTTGAGATCGTCTCACTTATACTAAACTCCGAACAGTTCAATCAGCAGGATACCAGTCGTGTAATCAGCATCAGTAGCAGCCCCACAAGCCAGGTAGATATATTGGTCTGCAACCGGCACACCGGAGGTTCCGGCGACATCGTTTGCTGTCCAGTCTCCGTGGTTGATAAGCTGGACCTTAGCAGTAGCAGCAGAGATGGCCGAATCTTGAGCTAACGTAGCCTCATCAGCAGACCAAAGGTCTACATCAGGGTCACCACCAGCAGGAACTTCAAGACAAGTAACTCTACCGCCAACGATAGTTCCGTTCTTAGTTGCAGTGATTTGTCCAATGTGGCAGTTTGCTGTACCGCCATCCTTGCCGATAACGTCGCCAGCAGTTCCACCACTGTTGAGGCCAGTAAGGTCAACAAAAATCTTAGTGGTAAATAGACCACCTGACTTCACTACGCTTTGCTGGCATACGGTTCCAGTGCCAGTAGATATGCCGGTCCCGGTAACCATGTCAGCCAATACAACAGTACCGGAAGCAAGGTCACCATCAGCATCCAAGACAAGAGCCTTAGAGACAGTAGCCACTCCAGGAGTAGCGCTCAGAAGAGATTCCTGGGCAGCAGTAAGCCCTGCAACTGCGGCGAAAGTGCATGAATCGGAGTCACCCTCATTCTGGTAATTAGAGGTGCCTGCAGCTCCATCGGTATGCTGGAAGAGACAACCTGTTTGGTAGCCGGTAGATCCATCGGTAGGGACTGTAGCGCCAGAAGAAAACAGTAAACCAATCCCTGCAGCATCCGGCACACTCATCCTTAACAAACTAGATATTCTAGAAATCATAACTAACTCCTTATTTAACCCACTCTTGCCTAGACCCACCAGAATTAGTGGGAATATGAAAATCAAACTGTAATAATATTGGTCTGGTTGCTGCCAGAGTTCCTACCCATGCGCCGACAGCAGGATCATCACGATATAGCCTACATAAAAGCATTGAACTCAACTTCTTTCCCGTACCTGACATGGGCAATATTCCCTCAGAAACCTCATGGTAATCATCGACACCAGAGCATGTAGCGGTCATATCTACAGTGGAGCTAGCAGCAAATGTCGTGTTAATATTACTCCATGAGTAATCGAGCTTCCACCCAACAAAAGCTCCAGACTCAGCAGCGCCTCTGTCTCTAGGAGCCCAATGACAATGAGCCTCAATATCCTCACCCTCTGCATAAGTGTGTGGAATCTGTACGCTAAAAAATATCTCGTCAGCATCAGCAAACTCTAATACCCTAAACGTTTCTCCAGATCCAGCAGGCTGATAGTTGCCCCAGGCAGGATCAGATGAGCCAGCAAACTTAAAAAGCGCTGAATTAATAAGAACGTCATCGTAAAGCATAGTTTCTGATATTGGATTAACAAAGCCACTACCTATAAACCCTGACACGTCAGCAGCAGGTATCTGCCTAAATGCACACGAAGAATACGATCCCCTGTTAATATATAAAGTAACAGAGTCACCTCCGTCGGTATGCTGAAACAAGCATCCGTTCTGATAACCAGAAGTCCCAGAAGCAGGCACTGCCCAGCCAGAAGAGCACAATAAGCCCGGGTCCTCTATCAATGGAGGGCTAACCCTAAGTAGACTGCATATTCTTGAAATCATCAAACGCCTCCTTACCTTACCACCTACCAAGTGTGTCCTTTATATGTAACATTACCATTATCCCTGCGCCAAGCAACTGAATTCTCAGAGGGTTGGCCAATGGCTCCGTAACTCTTTGCCCCTTGCTTTCTGTCCAGGGCAACCCCTGACGCAAGCAATCGCTGGAAGTCTGCAGTATGTAGCCCAGCTTCGTCGTTAGCTCTCTTCTCAGCAACAGACAAACACGATTCAAGAACAAGCTCAGACAGCCTCATTCCGCCAAGCGGATATGGGCTTGCGTCAGTAAGCTTACCATTGTATGCCTCGTATTCGTAATAGAGAGTGTATACTGCATCAGGAATAGGATACCATACTATTTCTAGCTTCTGGCCCTCACCACTAACTTGCTCCTTGAACCTTACTGTTGCAAAAGTTGGTGTCCCAGTATCGGTTGAGTGCTGCAGGCATGAATTAATTTGACTTTCACTAACCTGAATAATCGACCTTCTGTGCTGATCGTCCCGGTAAAATAAATCACCAAGGATACGGCTCAACCCATCGGGCAAATCCTGTTCTCCTGCGTCAGCAGCAGTAACCAGAGAAGCGTCCGGCGAAAGGAACGACCATGTATACCCAGCTGCAACACCCTGCACTTCAGGCGGGTAGTAAAACTGCCTAACTCCAGCTTGAACATACCTATCTACCTCTGCAATCTGATCAGGCGTCCGGGCCGTAGAGTCAGGATTGTATCCCAAAAACACGCCAACCTCGATAAGCAAATCAGAGTAACTGATAGATAAAGCAGACTCAGCCATTATTCATACCCCTTGGAAAGCATTACACAAACCACAAAGTCAGCAGGATTCAACCGGCCTGGCTGCAGCATGTCTTTAAGTCTTTTAAATTTATTATACGAATTGGCTATCGCGGGTGTTACCTGGACCCCCATGGAAGAAAATGCACTTACCGCAAATTCATCAACAAGGCTCTTTGGTTCTTCTTCGACGACCTCTTCTTCGACCGTAGTTTTATTATTCTTTGACATCTAAACGAACTCCATCAAGAGAAAAAAATAAGGGGGAGCCCTGCGCTCCCCCTCATTAGGTTTACGCTTCGGTTGCACCGCCTACAACCATTTCTGTACGCCACAGACCGTTGAACACTAAGTAAGCTGCATCAAGAGCCGCATCAATCGAGTTGATCTCAGCAAGAGCGGTACCAACTAGCTTTATTCCGCCAGTAGCTAGGTCAATAGTAACAGCGCTTGTGGCCATGGTTCCAAGGCAAACAAATCCCTTCTTTTCACCAAGGACTGTTCCTTGAGCGAAAGTAACGTCAGAGTTAGAAGCCAAGGTAACGCCTCCACAGACGTAAGACACCCCACCAGTCATGTAAACAAGACCAGCACCGCCAGCATTAGGAGGACTGAGGAATTCAACCCCACCACTCTCGTCGCCTTCAAGCAGATCTGCCTGGCACTTTGGATTTCCAGTGTAAGCAAAACCAGTACAAGTCAATGCAGCTCCAGGAGTTGCCGCAACCGCAGTTGCAGTAAGAACCAGAACCGTAGTGCTTGTTATAGAGCTGATAGTGTACTTGCCAGCAACAATGTTCTTGCTTGTGCCTTCATCTTCACCGCCAAGCATAACAACAGTATCACCGGCAGTCAAGCCAACAGTAGATGCTACGGTCAAGGTAACACCGTCAGTAGCAAGTGACCATTCGCCTGTCATTGAAGACTCAAGAACCGCAGTCACAGTCTGGCGAGGAACAGCAGAACCGCGTCCAGGGTACCCGGCCTTAATGAATCGACCTGTGGTTGTAGCGAAAGTGAGGATGCCGGTATCAAGTACCGTATCAACACCAAGGGCAATATTAATACCCTTTGAACCGGGGATATTAATTTCCAACAGCTGCCCAGTTGAGTTAGCAAAATAATCCCGTGCTGCAACACCGGCAAATGCACCGTTATTGCTAGCACTAGGACGAGTAACCCGATTTCCACGACGAGCGTTTACTGCTGTAGCTGTACCATAATCGGTATCATAGCAGAACGCTTCGCCCTCTTTTACCGCATCGGTGCCAGTATACCAAACCATCTCGATGATCCGATTTGCTCCGGCTTCGTGCGAATCTACACTCCTATCCATAATTTTATCTCCATCTTGTAAAAAGAATAATACTTAAAATACTTCCTTCAAACCACAAAAGAAATACTACTTAGATATAACAGTCAGCTTCCGTGGGTCAGTAGAAACCATATTGAAGCTGGCATCAAGGTCAACCCGACGAACGAGATGCTTACCCTGAACCATGTAAGGCTTAGTGAGGTTGTTTTGCCAACCAGCCATAACACCAACGGCCAACCACTTCCAGTCAAGCATGTAAATTGGGTCGGTACTATCCGCGTCCAACTTAGGTGCATAGGTGATAGGAGTTGACTTGAACATAGTACGACCGTCCTTGCTGGCTAGGTCATTGCCCAGGTTCATGTTGTTTTCTTCCAAGATCTCTTCCATGAGACCAACAACAGTATCGTTAGCATAGATGCCGTTTTTCATGCCGGCGAGCTCTGGTACGGAGTGAGATACTGGAGAACGGAACTGAGTCTTCCGATGAGCGCGACGCATCTTACGGATGAGGTCAGTTTTGGATACTGCTGCGTACTGAGCAGTCCAGTTAGCGAAGCGAGGGAAATCAACGGTTGATACTCCCGCTCTACCATCAGTGAAACCAGAAGGGTTCCCACCATTGAATCCTTCGGTTGCGTTTTTAGTAACCCAGTAAGCGATACCGTATGGATCTTTGATGTTGCTTGAATCGGTAGGCTTGCTCCAGAGCAGGTCTTCCATCAACTCGAAGAAACTTACCATCATCCCGGTATAACGGGTCTTGATGAGGTCAACGATAGCAGTGCCACCGCGCTGGAAAGCTTTTTCGCGTTGATCGTAAATGTAGTGTGCGTTGACGTGACGCGGAGCGACCTCGCCTTTTTCCATGGTATCGGTCAGGTTGGAGCCATCAGTTTCAAACAGACCAACGGTACGGGCTGAATGGTTGTGGTCCATCTGCATCTCGAATTCCCAGTTCTCCCCGCCGGTGAACTGTTTGCTACGGCCTTTCCACATTTCGCGAACAGCGACGTGATCCGTAAGATCAGTCTGCATGTCAACAAATGCGCCCTTTTTAATGAAGTTGTTCTGTGTAAGAAGAACAGCATCATCAATCTGATTATATTGTAGTCCCATATCAAAAATCTCCTGTTATTTTTTATCAAAATACTTACGGTCAAGCTCCTCGCCCATTGCCTCGTAAACGTCTTTAGACTCAGAGCCTCGCCCTCCTGTGGACCTTGCTATTTTCTGAGCACTGCGTTTTTTGGCTTTGGCCGTAGACTGGCCTGCCGCTACCTTTGCTATGTCTTCACCAAGAACAGAACTCACTGCCTCAGCCAGAATAGCACTATCGCTGACCTCTTTACCAACTGACTTGTAGCCAGCAGTAAGAATATCAACCTTTTCCTTTAGCTCAACCTCTTTCCCAGGGTTAGCGTCCAGGGCCTTTACTGCGTTTTCGATTGTGTCCAACTTGCCACGGATAGCAGCTTCTTTTCCGCTCTTTGACAAGTTTCCAAGCATTGCAGCCTGATCGCGAATAATTTGCTTCATCGCGCTAAATCCCTGCACCAATTCCTCGTCGTAAACGTCGGGGTCAAGGTCAGGTATATCCGAAAGCAAATCCTTACTAGGGTCATCGCTCTCGTCGCTATTCTCATCCTGGCTGCTGTCCTTCTCTTCAAGCACAGCAATCCGACTATCCAAAAGCTTAGATCCTAGTTTTCTAGCTTCGGCTATCGGCACACCAAGTGATATAGCTTTTTCAAGCTTTTCATCCGAGACGTTATCGTCATCAGAATCGTCTTGATTGTCCTCGTCAGAGACATTATCGTCATCTTCGGAGGGTAGTTCCTTATCCTTATCGGGCTCTTCGCTGGTATCAGCTTCACCCGCGTCGTCCTCTTTATCGTCATCGTCATCACCTGTAAGGTCTTCGTCCTTTTCCATGGACTCCTCTACGGCTCTTTCAATATCTTGTACGTCTTCCTTCGGTAAATCAACAGAATTCTCAGTATTATCGTCATTACCTTCTAGCGCTTCGCCTTCTTCTAACATAACTCTCTCCATTAAACCCTAATAAAAACTGCCCTTGTCTACAAGATTTCGGGCCTGTAGTGCCTTCCTGCGATGGCTACTGTTCCTATATATTGGGTTCCCATCTGGAGTTATCTCCGTAGGGATTCCCCTCTTTCCCAGGAATTGACCTAGTTCCTGGCCTTGCTCTGCATTAACTCCTGATCCTAGACATTCCATCGGCCAGCCTTTAGTTGCTGGCACTGAGGCGCCCTCTACTCCAAAGTCTCTCTCGTATCCGCCCCTAAGCATCTCCGGGGCCTTTCCAACTGGGTAGTGCTTTTCAATTACATCTCCGTCCTTGTTGGAATAACAATATACCGGCATCAACCTACTCCCTGAGTTAAATTAGCTGCTTCTGAGTCCTGAACATTAGAACCCATCAAAACTTGCGATAGTATCTGATCCTTGCCACTCCTGGTTGCACCAGGCCGAACGACCCTGTCATAAGTGCGGGTAGTGTTACTTGGCATCCTGGAAGGAGTAGGATTTCCTTGCGGTTCATCCTCCGGCAACGGATCAGCAAACTGGATAATAGCTTTCAGCTCGGGAAGATTACTGTACTCGCTGACCATATCTATCAGGGCCTGCGCGTCAATCTGTGCTCCCTGCTGCTCCAGTACCGGGAGCAATGGCAGGACATACTGCTGCATTATCGCGCCTATCTTCTGCATCTTAGTGCTGGGAGAATTGTCCTGCATCGAGTAAACATCAATATCAATATTGTAGTCCAGGAAGTCACCCTCTCTAGTTTCGGGGGTCCACTTTGTCTGCAGCACAATCTCTGTGCCCTCGACCGGGTTCTCAAGGTTGCGAGCCCTAACCGGGTCGGTCCACTCGTACCATGCCAACCCCTTGACTACCTTCTTAGCGAAAGCAACAGTCACGCTTTGCATGTGTGCGATCCTGGCGCCTGCAGCATCCGTCAGCAGTTTATCCTGTCCAACCGTATCCGATTGTGGGGACAGGCCGCCAAGTGCATCCAGGTTGCCGGCAAAATAACTAAACAAGTCTTTAGTCTGCAGATAGAAGGCGAGGGTAGGACCGTCAATACCGCCTACGGTTATTTCCTCTGGCTTCTGGCCAGAGTAAGTAATGCCATCACCGTCCGAAGCGTTCTTAAGGTTGTTAGCGCTGTCATCGTCACCACCAGCAAACGCCGCGACCTTCTTCTTGGCTTCGGCCTGCCTGGCTAGTTTTCTGAATAGGTTATTCCCCAGAGTATGCAGGTCAGTCCACAGAGCTACGGGCGGTAGCGGGAGGATATTCCCAGGGACATCACTGAACCCAAGGATGTGATAAGGACTACCTTCCGGCCCGTCCCAATCAACAACGTTAAAGATCTCACTACTCTTTATTCCATAAGTCACAAGCTTATTAGAGTCCTGCAGCCAAACGTCACGCAACCAAACCTTATCCCGGTAAAGGTCAGCTCCTTCTCCCTCCGAGATCCCTTCGGCCCGGTCTTCCCCTTCCGCTCCTTGGATAGTATGGTCGTCCGGCTCCATGTCGTTATTGAATAAAGTTCTTGCTGCCTCGACTGGCATCCAATAGTCGTTACCCTCAAACTGGATAGTTCTCCGGCTCTTGGCCGACATGTCACAAAAGTAATCGTCAAGCGTTACCAGGTCAACGAAAGACTCGCCAACGTCATGTCCCTGATAGTATTCACCTGTTGAAGCGATCCCAACTTTGACGACACCGATACCAAATAGAGCCTCAATCACGGCCCGGCGAAGAGTCTCCTCAAGGCCGATCTCTTCCGGGACCTTATTCAGATTAAGTTCCATACTTCTAGCAAAAGGTTTTAATGTATTTATCGGGGTGGAGACCATTGCCCTTGGAGCCTGGGCCATTAGCTGTCTTGAATATATCGTTACGGCAAGCTCGATCATATTAGTGGGAAGCACCCAGTCGGAACCCTCTTCGGCATAATTATACCCGACATACTGCTTGATCGCCTCAAGGCGGTTTGCCCTTGGACGCTCGAACTGTTTATTCGACCACTCAACAGCAGTCCTCAATTGCTTGAAATTTACTCCTAGATCAGCCATTACCATCCACTCCCTAAAACATCTGCAGTTTGCCTGGCAGCTTTTCCTTGCTGCCTTCTCCAAGCTAACGAGCCCTCTGGCAACGTCGGCTCTTTGGCCTTGGCTTCAACGGTTCTGTCCTTCATTGCTAAACAGGCCAGTGCATCCGCGATAACTTCATCACCATGTGCTGTCCTTGCTCCCGAAGGGTCCTGGGAGTTAGCCGAGGCAGAATGTTCGATGTTGCCGTTAGACCTTCTGATAAACTGCAGACACTCTTTCATGCCGCTTTCAGAATAGTTTTTGTAAGACCTCTCAGCCAAAGCAGCTCTGTAATCTTCCAGCAGAGACTCCCTGGCGTTAGGGTTTAAGAAATACCCAGGGTTGTCACTTATCTGCCTGGATACTTTCTTCTCATTGCGCCGATAGTATATATTTCCGTAACCTGAGTCAACCATTCTATCCGAAAAAACCTTACCCGTAGGTCCTGAGGCATCCCAAATAGCAAATGCCTTATTAAAGAACTTGCCCAAGGCAATGCTCAATCCAGCGAAGGAGTTGGGGCGAAGGTGGGGGGTTTTCAGCAGGCCCACCTTCTCCCCGGTACTACGGTCAACTATGCAGCTTACCGAATTACTTGCCCCAGTACCAGCAGAAACGTCTGATCCTATGCAAAAACTTCTATCTTTCGCAATCTTCCCGCCACGATCAACCGGTAGCCAAAGGGATAGTAGTCCCTTGTTGTTCTCTGTGAACCGCTTAGGCTCCAGCGTATTATGGTCATACTCCAAGTCACCAATAAGCAGCGGGGCACGACAGTATTTGTCAGACAATATGTTTATAAAGTCCGGGTCAAAGTATTGGAAGTCACTACCCTGGAAGTCGATGTCAAGCTCCTGAGCGATCTCCATGGCGTTGACGCACCTGGCACACTGGTCGTCATACCAGACACTCCTGGTTTTTCCATCCAGGATAAACGGATAGTCGCCTGGGAAGATAACCTTCCGCGACCTCTCATCCTCCTTCGCCTTGTATGTGACTGTGTCCTGGTAATCGTCAAGCAGCTGCACCCGCCCGTCGGTACCGGTCTTGTATAAACCCTTGCGCTTATCCGGGTGGACCGTCCAGTGGAGCCGTATCTGGCGAGCCGAGGTATTATGAACCACCTCATAGAATGCGTTATTAGACCCCTGTGGGGTGGAGTTGAACCCGCGGCAATCGGTTGTGTCACGGGTTGCTCGTAAAATTTGAAACCCATCATTCAAGTCGAAAGCCGCGTGCTCATCAATAAACATCGCCGTTCTTCTGTCACCACGACCTGCGTCCCCGGTCGTTGATTCACCGTCGATAACACTGTCATTATCAGCGTTGCCTAGATGCAGAAGCTTTCGATTCGGGTCCTTCTGCCCTAAACTTCTCCCTGTGGGGAGCAGCCAATTGGGTTGCCACTTATGGAGATAGTCAATTTTCCAAAACAGGGCTTTAGGGTTCCCTTTTTTGTCAACGTAGTCCTCGTTCCGGGACACGATGAGGAAGGACAGGTCGTGTTGGAAATGCCAGAAATACTCGAATACCGTAAGGCCCATCCAGCTCGCTCCCATGTCTCTTGATTTAGGTACGACAAAGTCTTCTCCAATATTTATACAGTCCTGCACGTCTACCATTGCCTTGTCTTGGAATTCATAAGTTATGAACGGGAGATTCCCTAGCGCCTTGAGTTTGGGATTGTAGGTATAGCAGAACCCATTGATATAGAACATCATATCTTCGGAGCACATCTGCTTGAGTTGGGCTTGGGCGAGCTTGTCGCCATTGGCCATCATCAGCATTTCCTTACGCCACTTCACATTGGCAGCCGGGTCCTTTGGTACTAGGCTGTAATGGGGATAATTCACTTAGTATGCCAATGGCTAAAGTTAATGCAAAGTCTGCATACCCCGCTAGTAGGGTTGCCATCCTCAGCGCAATCCATGCAAGTAAGATCGAACTTGTTTTCTTCTGTCTCAGCCTTTAACTTATTATTCATATCATCCAGACCTTTAAGGTAAGAATCTACCATCAATGGTTGAATTGCCACTCGCTTATTTTCTTCCGGCCCTTTATCGTTTATTGTGTACCCAGCGCCATTCGGATTCTTAGCGTTAATCATACGCTTCAGTTCCGCGTTCTCGTCCCTGAGCTCCTGGATCTGCGCGCTCAACTCATCTGCCTGGTCGATTAGTTCAAAAATCCTATCAACACTATTCATGCTTTCTCCTGCTCAAAATCCTCAAACGACTGGTACTCAACTTCCGCAACCGGGACGGACTCTTTCTCTTCCGACTCATCCTTGATGTCCTGAATCCTGTTCAAAAGGTCCATAGTAGGTTGGCCATCAAACTTGGTATCATTCTCAACACCATCCAAGCTAGCGCGAGCCGGCAACAACTTAACCCACATCTTAGTCAAAAACTCATCCAAAAACTTCGGGCTAGTCTTGCAAGACATCAACAATGTCCAACTAATAGCGCTAGGACACTTCGACGCGTCAACGTCAACACGGGAAATGTTGTTCGCAACCCAACGAATACTGTCAACCTCAGAACACTCTCGCTCCGTAAGGTCAACAGCCGTTATCTCTTCGCTAAAATCATCGGCACTCACAACTCAAACTCCAGAAAATCATAGAACAATAAGCCAGCTACAATAACCATCGAAGCACATAAACCAAAACCAATAATCACACCCAGCAACATCCAAATAATAATCACAACTTAGAAGGAACATTCTTGACATAACTATCATGCACAATATCGGCCACACCATCGTTCACAGCACTACGCTGGATAACAGCGCCAATACCACCATAAGGATTCACAGCCTTAATCACACTACCAAGAGCCTTCTCGCCAGACTTAATCTTACGACGTGCAAAAAAACCACCAACAGCAGCAGCTAAAACTCCCAATCCCTCAAGAACTCCAGCAACAGGCTGGCCTCCAGGAACAAACGAGGCAATACCACTGGCCATAGTCAAACCACGGGAGGCATTGTTAGCATAAACAACACCCTTGTCAGCAACCTCGCCACTAACCAGTGGAACACCTACCGCGTCCTGTAATTTAAGAAAGACCGGTTCACCCCGATCCAACGCAGCAGCCGTCTTAGCGGAAACCTCAATAATCTTCTTGCCAGCCTTATCACCATCACAACCACCACATAAACCAACACAAAGAACCAAAGCCAAAACATAACGCATCATCACCCCTCTCAAAAAAGTAAAAAATATATATAGGAGAAGTGTCTAAATGCAGGGGGCAAATGTCAAGGGAAAAGAAGGGAATCGTACAAAAATAATAAAAATATATATATGCGCTAAAAGTTGGTTGTTCGGAGGGTGGGGGGTACATAAGGGTCCCGGACCCCTTGGGGCCGGGGGGTCGATCCGAGATCTGAGACAATTGAGACATGACTTCATCCTCCCCTCATCCCCTCCCCCCCCCCTACAGCTCACCCCCTCCCCCTCGCTCCACAGCACCACAGCCCCATAGCACGCCACCACAGCACGCACGCGCTCCACACCACATACAGGAAGGCCACACATACACCGGACGCGCAGAGGGCACAGCAGGCGGAAAGTGGATTCAGACTGGGGCGTAGGGCACGCTACCACCCCACGCCTGCAGGATGGGCACAAAAAAAATAGAAATGGTTCGGACACGCCCCCACCGCAACCGCCCAAGAGAACAGCAGGCTAACACAATCACCGCTTTATACCCCAATATTCCCCATTCCTCCCATTTCTACCATTTTATGCCTAAAAACGACATCCACAAGTCCACGCTGAGAGACTTCCATTGGTACAGGCATACAATCATACCTTGCCAATATCACCCCACAGGCTGAAGAGTTATGAGAATAACCTTGATCAGAAAATCCACACTAACTACAGCAGGATAGTAGAGAATTGAGAGTAAGCTCTCAATCAAACCCCGTACCAGCTATCTATTAATCTATTAATATATTAATTAATTATATTAATAATAAATAAACTAAACAAAAACAAAAAAACTTATGACTTTGTCACACCATTTTGTCATACATTGTCACACATTTGTCAGCTTGTCATACATGTCATGCATTGTCATACATTCAACTGAGACATACTTTCTTATGTTTTTGGGGTTCTACCCAGTAGTAAGTTCACTTAAGGAAAAATGTTCACCCCTATGACACGTATGACAGCATGACAATGTATGACAAGTTTACTTTAGCCCACACCTAAATAAACACCAAAAAAGGCTGATGTATGACACTCGACACCTCAATGTCACCCTAAATGACACCTAAAACGGAAAAAGTCGAAGTCATAAGTCGTTATTGTGCGATATTGGCCTGTTTTGCTGGTATGGAAGTTGCTAGGTGCTGGTGCTGTGTCGATGTGACAATAAGACGAAAGTCATAAACGATATAGCTTATTGGCTTTATGTAAGTGCATTCTCGATATGACATGGTGGTATGTCAGGATGGCCTGTTTTGTTGTGAACGTAAAAAACATAAACAGTGCGTAAGTCGTTGTTGCGTATGGTAGTTATGAATGTTTTGTAAACTGGTACATTGTTTGCTAATATAAATTAGTATTCAATGTTGAATATAGAAGGAGACAAACATGATAAACACCCAAACAAAGGGAACATTGGCCATCTACCTAGAGGACGGTGGATGGATGATCAGCCATCAGGGAGCGGTAGGGCTTGAGGTAATGGGGTTATTCGGCACAACAGAGTTGCCTTCGCCATTTCTTGAGGCTACACCGGCATCGCAGGTTATTGCAGTATTGAGTGAGTTGAATCCGGAACAGCAAGAAGAGTTTGAGGTGCTGACGGATAAAGAGAAAGAAGCAAAAGATGAATCATGGATTAAAGATTTAAGCACCGCCAAGGCATTACTAAACAAGAGTCAAGCTGAAGTATCATCAATTGATATGGAATGGCTACTAGATGTAATAGACATGGCAAGCCACGAGGAAAGGAAAGAATTACGCGAAGGTCTGG